TAAAACATTTTAGTTGTCTGCCCTTTTATCGGGTCCGGATAAGATACCTCAACGAATTCAGGCGATACAGCATTTAAAAGCTGACTCATTTCATCTTGAGTCAACATACCCCATTCGCAAACTAGTTTTCGTTTAGTCGCGATACGGTCACGCACCATGTCTCCGTTCGCATTGCGACCCGTTTCTCCGTCGATATCCTGAATATCAACCTGAAAAATTTTGGGAGGCTTAACAGCCACCCCATTGATAATTAAGCGTGCCATTTTACCTCCCTCTAAATGTTAAGCAAGACTTGTCCTGCACGTTCTTGTTCTCGATTGATTTCTTGGATAGCTACACGCCCAAACTCGTGACCGCCGATTTGAATAACGATGTCGCCGTCGCCAGAAAATCCACCTTGTGGACTTACACCAGCCATGGCATTTACTACCGCACTGCTGACAACTCGCCCAAGTGTTTGGATGAATCCTGTATTTTCAAGTGGTACGACTGCTTCTTTACCAGCTTCACCAATCATGGCTACAGTCGGACTATCAACAATACCACCACGGGCAAGACGAGGAAGACTAACGTATCCAACGCTACCGACCCATCCTAATCCTGGAAGACCTCTGACAGTATCCAAAACTCCGTTAATCATGCCAATAAAACCATTGACTACGTTCTCGATAGTTCCAAGAACCGCATTGACTGCACTTCTGAAAGCTCCACCCACTGCGCTACCAACCATTTGACCAGCGTTAACAAAGATACTTTTAACCGTATCCCAAACTCCACTGAAGAAGCTACCAATTGAACTAAACGCGTTCTTAACTGCATTATAAGCACTAGTAAACATATTCCCAAACCAAGAAGATACATTCGCAAGAGCATTTGTGACATCGTTCCATCTCTCGCCAAACCAAGAACCTAGTTTGCTAAAGATATTGGTTAGACCAGTCCATGCTTTTTCGAACATGTCAGTAAACCATGCTCCGATATTAGCCAAAGCACTAGTCACATCAGCCCAACGTTCTCCGAACCATGATCCAATTGGTGTGAAGATATTAACGATAGCGTCCCATGCGCCTTGGAATACACCAGAGAACCATTCTGCGAACGGAGAGAAAATATCAACGATCGTATCAAAAATGATTTGGAATAGTACCTTGATTAAATCCCATAATGCGCTCAAAGCGGTAAACGTAAGGCCATAGACAAATTGAGAGGCATTTTCTAAGAAAGAAAACAAAGCACTAACAATCTCGCTCAACCCTTCTTGAACTTTGCTAAAATCTCCTGAAAAAAGACCTTCAATGGTATCAATGATACCAGTTAAAAGCTCAGCAATATTTCCTACGAGCTTAGTAATAAAATCATAAGTGTTAATGAATATTTGAGCTAAGAAGTTAAATACTGGTCCTAGAATCTTGAAAAATACCTCAACTATGAACATAATGACTGGATATAAGTGTCTGTTCAATGTTTGAGAAAGCTCGAAAAATTTAGCGCTCAGCTCGACAATTTTCTCGACAGTCTCGCCTACGTTACTATTGATTACTTCCGAGAATTTCTTCCCAAATTCATCAAAGACTGGTTGAATGTTTTCATCCCAACCTTTAATAATTAAATCAATGAGCTTAGATAGGTCCTCACCAGCCGTTTTTATTAGCGGACTGATATTATTTTCATAGAATACGCTAATCGTATCTATAATCTTGTTGATAGCTTGTTCTGCGCTCTCGAATATTGGAGCTACAGACTGGAATAAGTTTTGTAGAGAATTAGACAAACCTGGCGCATTATCCACAATAGCTCGCTCTAGAGCTTGCATTAAATCACTACCTAATTTCATGGAAATCTCATTAACAATCGAACCAATTCCAAGGAATATAGATACTAGAGAGCTTCCAATTCGTACAGCACCTGTCGAAGTTATCGCATCGTAGAACGCACTAGAGAGCGCCTGAGCGATGTTCCCGACTGCTTCGTATATTTCACCTATACTATCGAATGAAGCGACTATAGCTCTTATGATGTGCTGTTTTTGACGTCCTAGACCATTAGCAATGCTTTCAGCAAGAAATACACCGATACCCAAACCGATAGTCGCTATTGAACCTGTCACTTGCCCTAAAGAATAAGCGATTTTTTCAGCCATTCGGTTAAAGGCATTCACAACCCTTGGGTCAGTGGCTATTTCTGCAAGTGTCTTAGCTATTTGGTCTAAAGCAATCTTGATACGCTCTAAACCTTCTGGTCTAAATGCTGCATCAAAACCTTTTTTAAAGAGGTCAAACAACCCTTTCAGCTTATCTCCAAGACTATCAAAAATGCTCTTGAATTGGTTATCCATGTCGGTCAACTCGACTTCTGGCAAGATGTCTTTGAAAGGTCCGCCACCGCCTCCCTTTCCTTTACCACCTTTGCCTCCTCCGCCGCCTCCACCGCCAGAACCGCCTGCAGCGTCGTCTTTTGGCTTTTGTAAGATATTAATCTCATCAAATCCCATCAGACCAAGCAATTCTTTAGCGGCCTTCTTAGCGTTTTTGGCCGAGTCTCCAAGATTATCAGCAAGTCCTCCAGCTGAATCTCCAGCATCGTCAACAGCATCAGCAAGGTCTCCTGCTCCGCCTGCAGCATCCTTCATGGCATTACCCATGTCTCCAACTGCTCCACCGACACCATCTTTCACTGTCGCTTTCTTGTTGAACATCAAAGCGATAAACTCAGCAAGTTTAGCCGTCACGTTCTTCAATACCATGGCAAAAGAGTTTAAGACAGGCATAATGGCATTGATAATCGGCAACATAGAATTACCAAGGTTCAATGCACTATCTTTCATCAGCGACTTAAATAGGCTGATACGTCCATTTACAGAATTGGACAAGGTATCTCCATACTTGGCTGTAGCCTGTTCCAGAATAGCCATAAGACGGATTTGTTGCTGGGTTTGGTAGTCCAATTGTTGCCAGCTCTGTCCGTTCGCAAAACGTTTAAAAGCTTCAGTAGACTCAATCATAGCCACATTGACGTTGATTCCTAGATCCTCTCAATAATGTTATCGCATGGCTTTTTATCCATACTTCTTACAATTTCTTGTAAGTTCGGCATATATTTTCACCTACAACCGAATTGTTTAGGTGCTTACCACTCGTGGGGATATTTTATTCTATACTTTTTGACAAAACAAAAAGCACAGGTTCAATCCCTATGCTCTACGGTGACTAAGCCTTTTTAATTGCTTAGTTTACCTCGGTATCGTCATGTTTTAATTCTTTAAAAGTGTACCCTTTATAATGTTTCTTTTCACCATTCAAAACTTTGTCAATAAAAGACCTAGCTGGAAAAATATCTTTCGAAGCATCGCTTTTTGATGCGTACTCCCTTATTTCTCCAGTTTCAAGATGAATAGCTACGATAGGAATTTTAGGTTTGCCACCATCATATTTTCCTTTATTAGCTTCGCTGATTTTTCGTTTTGTTTCTTCAGAGTGTTTTTTACCGAAGAATGAGTTTTTAGAGCCTATTCTTTTTTTGGCGATATCGCTCATTTTCTTTCTAAAATCATCATCTCGTTTTTTGCCTGTATTTGATATTGAGCGTTTCTTGATAGCTTCTGGGTTGTTAAAATATTTTGCGTGAGTTTTATATCTCGCTTTTGCTTTAACACTTAATTTCTCTTTGGTGCTTTCAGCAAGTTGTTTATCCCTAACTCCACCACTTTCAATATTATACGCATTGTCAGATAATGATATCCAATAACTTTCTCTTTCGTCTAATATGCTATCAGATACTTCTTCTAAAATAGAAAATTGAAACTCTGCTTCTCCAAACAAATTAAAATCATCTTGCATTTCTTCTGAATAATGCTGGTTATGACGAAGTTTATATTTGTGGTCATCGAATCGTCTTTTTATATTCTTAGATTGACCAAAATAGCTTCTTCCTGTCTTGGTACATTTAATTTCGTATATAATGCCCATAATATCACCTCTTTTTACTAAGTATATTATATCGCATTTATACCGAAGTTTTAAATTAAAATTTAGAGTTCTACCGATTTTGGTAAGTTCTTAATCCGCCTATTTCTAAGCGGTGCGACAAAAGTCTATCGCTTCGGTGTTCCCTAGCAAACCTGAGCGAATACGCTCCATGACGTCTGTAATCGTGCGCCCTGAACCTTCAGCAACAACTGCCGATGTCTGCAACATCTTAGCAGTATAGGCGCTTAGCTTATCCGTATCTTTGATAAATCCCGAGAATAGGTTTGAGTAGACTGCACCGTAGTTGGTCGCCTCACCCACACCCATATTCATAGCGTTGGCGTTATCGTTAACCCATTTTAAGAAAGATTGCGAACTCTCGCCCATCTGGCGCTTGATTTGGTTCATAGACGCTGATACTTCAAGAGCCGTCTGCGCTGAATACATCCCAACATCAAGCAATTTCTTACCAAGGATTGCAAAACCAGCAAACTTAGCCAGCTTACCAAACGCACTACCGATAGAGTTCGACTGTTCACGAACTTTGGCAGTCGCGTTCTTCACTTGGTCAGATGTCCCTTTGACCTGATTCTCGACTTCTTTCATCTTCTTCCTGAAAGGCGCTATCTCAGCGTCAATCATGACTTTCAATTCATCAAGAGTTGCCATTTACTTCCTCCTTTCTTCTGCGATTATGTCTTTCTGCAAAATCACGCATTCGTTCCTTGTGCAATAAAAGCGCTTGTCTCTGTCGTTCTTGCTCTACTGCTTGTTGTTCTTCTACAAACAACTCAGGCGCATATTCCCAGAACTCAAAGACCTTGGCATCTTTAGATAACAATAAGGAAACTTGGTTGGATATCATCTGCGAAAGTCTGTATGAGTCAATAATCTTCTCTTTACGCTCTTGTTTTTTGACACGGTTGTAGCTTTCAATCATTTCCCTGATTTCAAGTACCGTTAAATCCCAAAAATCAAGAGGCTTACCCCCAATGTCCAAAAACATAGGATAAAGCCTCTCAATAATCTGCGTTACCGTTAAAATTACTCGACTACTGTCATTTTCTTCTTGGAAGTTTTCTTGTCCTTGCTTCCTCGTGGAGTAAAACCCGATACTTCAAATAGTGGCATTAAGACCTCTGTCATGAAGGTTGTTTGGTCTCCACCGTTATCCACGTATTCATCGTATAGATCATAGACATCCTCAAAGGAATACCCATGTTCATACTGCTGCAAGGCTCCGTGAACTAACAACAACATAACTTTCAAAGGCGGTAAAGTGAACTCTTCGCCAGCTTCAGGCATGAAAATCTTTAACAAGTTCATGCCGATTTTTTCTTCCACAGTTGCAGCCTGATGAGATGTCAAACGCAGCTTCAACTCTTTTTCGTCAGTAACTTTCCAAGTTGTGTATTTTAACGCCATCTAATTAACCTCCAATACCATCAACAAATGTCAATTCAGACTGCAATGCAATTTTAAGCGTGAACTCGATAACGGCATTGACACCGCCACCGCCAAGCTTAACAGATACTTGGCCTTCAAAATTGACCTTAGTACCGTCAGGGTAAGCTTGTTCAAATTGTAGTTTTTCCTTATTGTCTGCGGCTTTACGCAATACACGATAAGGTGCGTTTTCATTATCGTTCTTGTAAGAGAATTTGTATTCCAATTCCCCTGCATCACCGATACCGAACTCATACTTCTTAACTTTATCTTCAAGAGTAGTGTTCTCAACTTTTTCAGGTTCGATACCAAACTCTGGTACTTCTTTAAGTCCTACAAGCTTAGTATAGCTACCTTCTGTTTTTCTATAAGACAACGTAATTCCGTTTGCTAACATATGTTTTAATTCTCCATTCTAAATTGAAAAACAAGCTCTGAGTGTAAGTCAACAACACCTTCAAAACGCATGACTTTATGTTTCAAATGAGACGGGTCTGGCACGTCGTGGCAGTCGGTTCTTCGCAAACCTAAAGACTCAAAAATCTGATTAATTTTAACAGCTAACTCACTTGTGCTGGTATCATCAAAAATATCCACCTTGTAGCGGATAGATGATTTTTGTTCTTGGTCATCAAACCATTCACCCGGCTTGTTTTGTTCTTCTAAAAAAATAACGACTGGGAAAGTCTCCCAATCGCTAGGATAAGTATCAGTCACATTATCTGCGACCTTTTGCAATTCTTTATAAATAACAGGCTTGATATTAATCATTATAGTTGTTCTCTTATCTTTCTACGTACATAATTCGAAATATTCTTAGACACACGCTCTTGATTGTCTCTCAAAGCTGGATAAAGATAAGGCTGGGCAGGTTGACCATACATCTTGTAGAACTCCCCAATTTTTTGAAAATGGTAAGGTCCTACATCGATTTGGTCTTCATGCACATACCAAGGACTAGACCTGTAAGACACGCTAACCTCTGGGGAGATACCCGAATGGCTAGCTTGTCCTTTTGGTCCTGTTCCAAACTCAACATAAGGAGCGTAGTGCAGATTGGTGTAAACCTCTGCTATAGCCTTATCTCCGTCCATTTTGACCCTAGTTTTGATACTGTTTCTAAGTTCTCCATTGTTACCTGGCGCTAATCTCTTAGCGTCTGCTTGGACAATGGTTTTAGCTGCATGATGAACCGCTTTTGAAACAATATCTCGTTGTGTAACATCTGATAGCCTTCTGAACTTAGCTATAAGCCTATCTGCCCCTAGTAGCTCTGACACGCTCTAACTCCAAAACTTGATGATGTGTGTAGACCTTTTTAGAAATAACCCTATGAGTTACTTCCGTCGGGCTATCGATACACACACCATCCTTTACTTTGATAGTAGCTGACTTGTTGGCATTTGCGTTCAAAATATCATTGACACGCTCGCCATACAGCTCAGATTGTAACTTGCTACTAGCCGGCCACAATTCAAGGCGGACTGTCTCAGATTTCTTGGCATATCCTTCTTTTGCGACACCTTCCTCTGTGACAGTCTTTTCAAACCGTCGCATTGGATAAGGTTTCAGTCTACTCTGCTTCAAAAACATGGCCTGCCACCCTTGCTAGTCTGTGCATGCGGATACGATGTAAAAGACCCGTAGACAGGCCGTTTTCTCCGTAGACTACTGCTATACCACCTTCGGTTCTAGAGTGCTCTCCTTCCGCTCCTGAGCGGTTGTGGAGCTCGATAGCAACCTCAGGTATTAAGAGGCTTAAAGCAGGTGTCAAAGATGTGCGGTTAGTCTCTGACAAGATAAGATTTGTAGCCCTTGTTTGGAGCAACATGAGAAGCTGAGTATCTTCTTCGCCTGTTAATTTCTTCAGCAACTCTATAGACATATCAATCCTCTTCTAAAAACTCATGTTCAGGGAGGATTTCCTCAAGAACATCTGAGATAGCGACACCATTGCTGGCAAAATTGTCAGCCAGCTCGGCATAGCGCTCCTCAGTAATCTCAAGATCCTCTCCTGCCAGTCGTTTCACATTTGATTCCCAATCATAGAAATCTTGTTTGATTTTAAATTTCATAACTAAGACCTATTTCTTACCAGTTTTTTCTTTCCAGTTAGCTGAGTCAGAACCTGGTGCATTGGTTGAGCTAGTGATGTCTTTGATAGCAACATAGACTTTATCTTCATGAGTTACTGTATCACCTTCTTTATAGGCTGTTCCAGTCTTCCACGCTTTAGCACGGTTTACAACTTTACCTTGAGTAGATGGTTTAGCTTCAGGTTTAGAATCAGCGATGGTAATGATGTATTTTTTGAAGTGTTCAAGAACAAATGCACCAGTGTAAAGCAATTGCTCTACCAATTCACCAAATCGACCTGGAATGTTATCGTTGTACTTAGTATTGTCTACTTGCACTGGAGATGTGACAACACCTGGAGCAGTAGCAAGGGCATTAACACCTTTCAAGAATTTAGAAGGTACTTTGTAGACTGTGTAATCATCCAATTCACCAACATATCCTTTTCCAAGGACTTTCTTATCTGCGTCACCATGTGGCAAACGAACGATTTCAGACTTGATCGCTTTGTAGAATTTTGGTGTTACAAAAAGCAAACGCTCTTTTGTAATTCCAAGCTCATCAAGTTTCTCAGAAACATCAAGAATTGCGTTGTATGCGTTGTTCGCTCCTGCTTCTTTGCCCATAGTAACGTTGTCGCTAACATTACCAAGTGCTGCACCAAAACGTAGCTCATCAAGATATGGAGCTACTACTTCTGCCGCCTGACGGGCAATAACGTAATTGATATTTACTTGACCATTAGAGTCACGTTCGTCCAATTGGTCTACGAAACGACCCCAGTATTTTTCTTCATCAAGGGTATAAACCTTTTCTTCAACTTCAACGTGGTCAAATTCGTTGTCTTTGTTACGTTTGTAGTCTTTTAGCTCTGTTGTGTTACCAGTCGCTACTGTAAAAGAGCGACCTTGCAAGGTTACTGCATCGCTTGATGTTACAAGTGGTGTTGAATATGAGTTTACTGCAAGTACATCCTCAATAATCCCTAGATGTTTCTTGCGTGATTCTGCTGTGTTTAATTCTTCAAATGCCATTTATTTTTCCTCTTTTCTTTTATTACAAGAAGTCTTTACGCCATTTTTCCGTGACTTCTTGCTGGACTGTTTGTGCGTTTTTGATAGGCGCACTACCTTTCATACGCTCAGAAACTCCCTTCTGAACTGACTCTTCCCATGCTTTTTGGATAGAGGTAATAGATTCAGATACCGTCTCTGCGCTTGTCAAATCAACTACATTCACTAACTCAACAGGTAAGTCACGTTCACTTAGCATTGCTTTAGCTTCTGCGGTCAATTCCTTGCGAGCAATAGCCTTTTCACGGTCAGCTAGTTCTTGCTCACGCTGATCCAACTGATATTTCTGTTTCTCATCAGCGTTCATCTTAGCAAGCTTCTTAGCTTCGTTCTCTTTAGCTTCTTGCTCTGATTTCCACTTAGCAAACTTGCGATCAATGATTGCATTTACGTCTGCGTCTGTGTACTTCTTTTCGTCTTGCGGTTGTTGTGCAGGTTCTGCAGGTACCTTTTGTTCTTCAACCGTTTCGACTGTTTGTGTTTCTTCGTTCATTGCGAACCTCCTATTTTTAAAGTCGTCCCCGACTGTAATTTCCATAGCTTTTAGAGTCTTCAATGCTTGGACAATAAGGCGCACCGGTGGACTCGAACCACCCGCCAGATTTCAAGACTCGAACTTGATTAACCTGTGAGATAGAATCGAACTATCTCCCCTTCGTGCGCATAAAAACCGTACGGGATTCCATACGGTTAGAGTATAAGAAAACCGCCTCGATTTCGATACGGTTAATTTTTATAGTTTAATTTCTTCAATTTTTGCACGCTGTTCTAGAGTTGAAAGGTAGTCCCACATAACCGAACGTTGTCGCTTCAACAAATCGATAGGACATTTAGGTTCAAACTCTAGCTTTCCTTTTTCGTATTTCCCAATCATCATATCTAACTTCTGGAATCGTTCTTTCAATTCGTAGTATTCTTTTTTAAAGCGTTCTTTCCAATCTTTCATTTTTCTGTTCCTTTCTTTACACCTTCAATTATTCCGCTGATTACGGCCAGAATAATAAATATTAACAACAAAAATACCAACCGCCCGAAAGCGATTGATACCCAATCCCATATAAACATGATTTACTCCTTTCTGAGTACAAAAAAAGCACTAAACGATTGTTTAGTGCACAGATAGGCAGGACTGTCGGGGCTCCTGCATTTCTCGACCCACTATAAGTGGCGCGTTGGTGACAGATTCTCAACCTCTATCTTTACCAAAAGTATAGCACTATTTTTCCTTTTTGTAAAGCGTCAACATATTTTTTTCATTCTTTTTAACTTGACGAATCCCCACCTTGTTAAAATGAATGACTAGCATTTCATCTCGTGGCACCATCACCGCTTCCATAATGACCTTGTCTTTGTTAGGTATTTTTACATATGAAATAATTGATTTTTCAACCCTCTCTGAATTATCTAGAATCAAATAAGGTTTTTGAACTGCCTCTTTTATTAACATAAACTCATCTAAGGAATACTGTTGTCCATGTCTCACTAATGAAGTAGCTAAACTACTAACATCTATATAAGCAGAACTTACTCCTATCAATTTTGCTATATCGCTCGAAAAATTACCTAATTCATATTCAGATTCTAGCAAGTCTACAAGTTGTTCTTTCGATAATCCACCCCTCCCAATTTCATCCCATGCGTTACTAACATCAGAAAACAATTTTGGGGTATTATATCTTGAAACGGTTTTGTCACTTTTCTTATAATCTTGTATTTCATTTTTTACATCTTTCGCAACATACTTGCTATACCACTCTTTGTAAGTCATATCAGCAGGTACTAGCTCGGTCTTCCCTGTCTCTGGATTCCTTGCTCTACGCTTCAACTTGCTGTAGTCTGCGTCCTCATCGTATCCGACAGTAGTAGACCTGCACCACGGATGCATAGGGGGGCAATTGACACCAGGGACAGCCTTATCCCTATCATAGACCTGATTATCATGCTCCTGACAAATGCGTGATGTACGCTTATCTAAGACTGCCACAAAGATATACTTCTCTATGTCTGCTTCTTCATAACTAAGCAGTTCCATTTGATTATGAAAAAAGGCTGATTCTGTCCGAACCAAACGCCTTGCATCATTCTGACCTACATTGAACCGCTCAGCAATTGCTTGTGCTGTTCCTCGTATATCTCGCCCTGTCATAAGACTCATGAGTAGTTCATCTTTTATGCTTGAAGTAAGCTTCCCTGTATTCTTCCAGATGTCTGTTGAGTACGTACTTCCGTCACCTACCCAACTAAAAGACTGTAGATGTTTTATCTCGCTCTCAGGAAGCCCAGAAAAGCCGTATGCCAGCCCTGTCTGCTGTTGCAGGTCAAAGGTAGCCTTGTAGTAACTATCCTTCATCAGGTCGCTATAAAAGGCATCTGAGCCTGTCTTCTCTGAATGATAGATAGATTCACGCATACGATCTAAATCGTCGCTCAAACGCTCTAGACGCTTCATACGGAAAGAATAAGCTGGACTATCTAAGTCAGCCAGTAGCCTTTGGATATTCGGGTCATTCGGTCTCGCTTCAAGTACCTTACGAAGTTCGTTCAAGTCCTTCTTGTCTTTCATGTTCTTCAAGACTTGTCTAGCATCTACCTGACTCAAACCATAATCACGTTGGAACTTATCGAAAATCTTATTGATTTCCTTATCCAAGTAAGTTTTAGCTTCCTGATAGACCTTATCGAACTTGTCTGCCTGCTTTTCGGCCTTGTCCATCTGCTGGTAAATCAGATTGGCTTTCCTCTTCGCCCAATACTCCTGATTCTTCATCTGCTACCTCATCTTCGGGTTTCGTGTTGTCTTGGTTAAACATCAGCATATCTTCCATGTTCTTCTTTTTTTCTTCTTCCAAGGCTTCCAATTCAGCGTCAGGATCTTCTACAAACGGCAAGAGTGAGATAAGCTGTCTATTGGTCACTTTGCCTTCCAAGTTATTCACAATCTGAGAGATTTCCAGCAAGTTCTTAGGCAACCCACGGCTGAACTGTGGAACGATTGAATGAGACTCTAAAGCAATCTGCTTCATGCCCAAGTAATGAGCGAAAATCGCAATCCGCTGTCTTAATCCACGCTTGTAATTCGCTTCTTTGGTCTTGGTAATCATCTCAAGGCCCATCAGCTTGAATTCCATGGCTACGCCCGAAGTGTTCCCTGCGAAGTTCTCATCAGTAAGATTCGGCACATGGCTGAATGTGTAGATGTCCTCTTTCAGAGCTGTGCGCAAGATTTCAGTAGCACTTTCGTCCAAGGTGTTCTTCAAGAACTCAGCTCTTGCACTATCGCCCGGCAATTCCAAAAGACCTTCTTCAGAAAGAATCTTCATCGCTACCTTGGCATCTTCTGGCGTATCTGCTAGTTGAGTGCCATATAAGACAAGGATAGACTCTACTGCCTGCTCCTTGTCATTGACACGGTTACCCATCAAAGAATTATAGGCATCAATCAAGCTAATCTGTTGCTCGTAGTCGCCAATCGCAAAGTGATTGTTGCGATACTCGATAATCGGGATTTGGCCAAGGTTATGAGGTGTTGCCTCTTCAATCTGAGATGTTCCTGAATCTGTACTTCTCAGCACCATGTGATAGTGCAGATTTTCAGTAAAGACCTCAGCCTGATACTTAGTAGTGTCTTTCGTATCGTCCTTGACTTGATAGTAGTAGACCGCAAACAAGGGCTTCCGCTCAATACTATCATCATAGACCATGAAAGCATTCTCTGGGTCAATACTAGTTGAGTCCAACTCAGTCAATCCCTCTTTAGCATAGATGTACTCGTAAGCACGACCATAGATAGCCATATTCAAAGCGTTCTGCGCATCTACTTGGTCAATCTCAGCGCCATCAAAGGCTGTGAGCAGTTCATCAATATCACCGTCAGCAGTATTGTTATACTTAATAGGATTGCCCATAAAATAGCCCGTAGCCGTGTCTGCGATATCCTTGGCATGATTGGCCACTGTCTTGTAATTTGGTGCGTTCTCGTTGCGTCTCTTGTGACCTAAGATAGCATGCTCACCAAAGTAGTAGCTTTTAAGCTTCTTCAAACGTGAGCCTTCAGTGCTATGCTTCGTTATCAATTTGTAAATAAGGTCTTTCTTCAAAGAACCCTCATCATATCCATCTCGTGGATAGGTTAAATATTGGTACATGTCTTTCCTCTCTATAGACCATAATCAGAACGTCTGCGGACAGTTGCTTTAGGTTGTGCATGTTGCGAGTAAATCGCATAACGCACCGCATCCAGCACGTCGTCATTCTCTTTCACTGGCTCGCCTGTCTTCTCATTCCAGATGTATTGATAGACCTCATCTTTGAACTTGCTGACCTTGTTTGATACAACAAAAAAGCGCCCAGCTTTCATCAGCTTAGCTACTTCTTCAATACCAGACAAGACTGCTTTATTAGCGTTAAACGTCTTTAATTGCTCTCTTTGAAATCTTGCAACGTGTTCAGGTCGTGCGCTATCTGCCCAGAACGTAATATTCCCGTACCGTTCCTTGATATTCTTAGCGAGGTCTACCCAAAAGTCTATCTCTTTGTACTGATGCGCATGTTCCTCTAACAGATAAACCGAACCGTCAGACGTCTCTCCAATAACAACGATAGAGCCAAAGTGTTCATATCCCCAGTCAACACCAGCGTAGGTTTTCGTAATATCATCAGGTATTTCTTTAATATACATACTTTCTTCAAAGTCACGATACACTGCACCTTCACCAATTACCCAGCGTCCATATATACCACGCTCCGTAAACATACCGCTTGGAGTTGTAGCAATTAAATTATTTATGTATCTCTGATTTAAAAAAGTATTATCAAAAATAGTGAAATGATTTGAAATTATCTTACTGCCGTCTGCTTTATCGATGTAATTCACTTTCAACCAATGTTTCGGGTGATCAGGGTTGGTGTCACATATAATTCTTGCTCCGAAACCAGAACAACGCTTTAATATTTCATCAAATACTTCTTTGTTAGCGAGTGTAGCTTCGTTGATATACGCTCCAAATGAAGTCATACCACGGATAGCTTTCAAACCTGCGATTGAACCTGTAAATGTTGTAACAACATAAACACCAAAAAGAGAGAAATTCCCGTGCCTATCAAATCTAAAATCATGATTATAAGCATCTGAAATTTCTCTCAATATATTTGTTTGAAGAGTGCCCGAAGAAACCGCACCTAAAATATACATCGGATTTTTAACTCCGACCTTCTCAGCGTTTTTCTTGACTCGTTTTAATTCCATCAAAAATAAGTCATTATCTAGTTTTGTTTTACCAGCACGAACAGCTCCGTGATTGATCATCATGTACCAATCAGATGAAACAGATCTCTTCAAAATATCGACTTGTTTAGTTGTGTATAGTTGTTCAAGAGCCATTTCCCAAAGCGTCCTCCAGTTTATCAAAGTAATCAGACATTACATCTTCAGATTTCGCTCCACCTTCAAGCGTGATTTTGCGTTTTTCATTTTCAAGTTCAAGTGCTTTGATGCGTTCTTTTTGTTCTTTCTTATCAAGGTTATCCTTAGCATCTGTCGTAGTCAGCTTGCTGATTTGTTCAAATGCTCTAACGTTACCTTTCATAGCTTTCTGCATCATAACCATTGCTAAAGCCATTTCATTAGTTGTGTCAAACCCCATATCTTCAAGTTGCTTCTTAACACTTGGGCTTGTTACATCTGCTTGCAGAATCGTTTCAAAAGCCTTTTTTAAGTTTGCTTTTTTTCTTCTAGCTTTACCAGAGGCCACTCCTGCTTTTTTTGCATTTTCTCGGCGTTCGCTCGGAGTTCGTTCTGAATTTTTTATCAAATTTTGCTCATTAGCCATCGCCTCACTTCCTTATCAAAAAAATAAATTTAACTTACTTTTTCAGCGGTAAGTCCAGTCTCTTCTTCCCAACGTTTAATCGTCCGCTCTACATACACAGGATCTAATTCCATTGCATAGCAAACTCTTTCAGAACGTTCACACACCATTAATGTAGAACCTCCGCCGTTAAAGCTATCTAGTATCTTGTCTCCTTTTTTACTGGAGTTCAAAACACATCGAGCAATCAACTTCAAAGGCTTCATCGTCGGATGGATATCGTTTCTAACAGGTTTATCCTCGTAAAAGACAGTTGTCGGAGATGTATCCTGCATAGTCTTGATGTAAGAAATCAATTCGCTTTTTGTCATTTCTTTTAGATTTTCTTCGTCTTCTTCAATGACAGTAGCTAGTGAGCGATTGTCCACAAAATAGTGACTCGCTCCATCTTTCCAACCGTATAGGCAGGGCTCATGCTTCCATTGATAGTCCTGACGACCTAACACAATAGCATTCTTGACCCAGATAATGGACTGTTTCAGTAGCCAACCTGTCTCTTTTACTGCAGCTCTAAAATTTAAACCTTCCGAATCTGCATGCCAGATATAGAACGCTCCCCCTGGTTTTAAATGGTTGTTTGCAACTGCAAATGCATCTCTTAGGAATTGTCTGAAACTAACATCATCCATGCTATCGTTCATGATTGTCATAGCTTCATCAGTTCCTCCTTGATAGGCCACGTTATAGGGTGGATCTGTAACATATAGATCTATCACTGCGCCATCAATTAACTGTGCCATATCCTCAGCAGATGTGCTATCACCACACATTAAGCGATGTCGCCCTAGCTGATAAATATCTCCATATTCTACTTTCGACTTCTCTTCTTGATTGATGTCGACTTCTTCTCCCTCTTCTTTTTCTGCTTCTTCAAAATCATCTAAAGAAAAGTCAACATCTTCGAACCCAAACATCGTCATATCAAAACCAGTGAGTTCATCTAATTCACCATAAAGTAGTTCAACGTCCCAATCAGCAAGCTCTCCTGTCTTATTATCAGCAAGTCTAAATGCCTTAATCTGTTCCTCTGTTAAATCATCTGCAATAAGAACTGGTACCGTTTTTAGCTTTAAAAACTTCGCTGCCTTAAACCTTGTATGTCCGTTTACGATTTCTCCGTCAATTGTTGCGACAATCGGAACCTTAAAACCGAATTCCTTTATAGAATTTGCCACTGCTTCAACTGCTTGTTCATTGTTCCTAGGGTTGTTTGCGTAAGGTCTTAGCCATTCAATCGGCTTATCAACAATCTTCACTGTTCCCCTCCTCCAAAAACCAAAAAACACACATCTAAAAGATATGTGTTTCTCGGGTTATATAGTCCTTTAGACTTTGCTTTTTACAGCCAATTCTGTAAAAATTGGAACGACAGGACTTGAACCTGTGACGTCATCCGTCTACCATATATCCATTAACCAGCATGAGACTACTGCTTTAAGCGAGTGACTTTTGATAACTTATAGTTTATTATCTTGTCCACAAATATTCCTACTTGTATCACTCATGCACGATTGGTTAGACCAATCACTCCTTACATCGCAAACTACTAAGCCATTTTTCAATTAACGAAGACCCCGCTAAAAGTCTAAGCTGCTTTACTCTTTGACTTTACTCTCATCCTTGCGAGACTTGAATAGGCAATCTAATTGCCGAAGTGCACTTTCGTTTACGACGGGCGATGACTTTTGCTTTTTTTGAGTTTTTTCTATCTTGAATAGCCTTAAAATATAAAAATCATCTTTCATCTATCACAGACACGCATCGCCATGTGTTTCATTCTCTTTTGAAGAACAAAATGCACAGCGCCTGCTTGTTATCGATTGTTTTGCGGACAATCGACTCACCTTACATACTTTTGGGAGGCACCCAATTTTTGTAAGATATGGTATTAAGCTCTTGTTGCACCTCGAACCAAATACCTCTTTCCTCTTATAGACTCGTTTCACAGCCAAACTGCCACGTTTGCATTTCCTCAGCACCTTGCCGTTGGAATCTCCCTGCTTTAACTTCGCCCATCTATTCCAAAACTGAAATAGTTAAGATTAAATTGCTTAGATTGACCATTTCTGGCAGGATGTTTGATAGATTTAAAAACATCCTTTTCCTGAGTTACCACAGATTATCTAGGCTAAGCCCTAAAAATGCAAGTAGACTACAGACTTGCGTGTTAATTAGTAATCAATTTGAAAGTTTTCCTTTTTTTATTTTTTTGTAGTCATTTAAAACCTCTAGCGGAATCAAACCGCCTAGCTTATAACTTACCTAGGATATAAGTAGCTATGCAATCATGCAAGGTCCAGTCGCTCCGCAACCATTTGTAAGTTAATGAGTGATATATGAATGCTAAGCCTGTTGCCTACCCCATTCTGGGACACAAACACTCAAAGGAGAGTGTGGGATTTGAACCCACGGACCGCACATAGGCGACCACCCGTCTAGCAAACGGGCGCATTCAACCTGACTCTGCCAACTCTCCATGTCAGGGAAGGCTTACTGCCTTACCCTTAATTCTTGATACTACCATTCTAACAGATTTTAGACTTCATGCGCACTCACTTTAGCTCACTTTGTCTGTGATAGTCTCCTCTAGTTCAGCCTCAGCCTGTTTGCGTAATCTGTAATAAGTTGCCTTGCTAATTCTCAAATTGTCGCAAATATCCTCAATGTAAGTCTTAGTAATGTAAGTCATCCTGAGAATAGACCTGCTCTTTGGATTTTTAAGCCTGTTGATCATTCTACCTAATTCAAGTTTTCTGTTAATGACCTCTTTAGTATCCTGTTCTATAGCCTGTTTCATCACTACAAGCTGAGTATAGACGTCATCAACTTTTCTAGCTTGACCGCCTTGGACTTTAATGTCTGTCCACTTAGGACTTGAGAGCAAACCTGCCTCAAGCTCATTGATTTCATCTATACGGCTTTGGATGTCCATGTCCAGATCCTGCAACTCTTTCAAGAGCTCTTTAGCCTTCACTCTCTATCTCCTTTGTGATATAATAGTCTGTGCGATAACTATTAGCTGAGACAGAGAGTGTCTTGGCTTTTTTTATTACCAGGTTATGTGAATTTTCTTGTTAGAAACGAAAACTTGGCCAGTGATAAATTTTTTAGATAGATAAAGCTTATATTTGACAGTAAAGCCAGCTCCTAATAATTCTCTTAACGCTTCCAACGTTCTTTCATCTCCTAATCGATTCCTGAGATATTCGTCTCTAACTGACGAAACATCGATCAAATAACCTGTATAACCTTTTTGAGCAGAAGTTTTTAGTTTTTGTTCTAGGTTATATTTCTTAAAATAACGCTCAAACCATTTAGCATGGCTTTCTGAGCTTAATTGCTGCACTTCATCAAACAATGTCATTTTAACCCCAATCTTTTATTTTTATAATCTTGAAATTCCGTAGTATTCATAACCACATGGCACGCAGCAAAATCCGTAACTATTAAAATATTCATCAAATAGACCGATTTTACTATCGCAAACAGGACAATGTGTTCTACGGTATCTTTCTTCTTTGTTCAGACCGTTCAAAATTTTCTTTTTGCGTTGACGTTTATTCATCATCCATCTCCTCGATTAGCCAGTCAAGGTTCTTACGTGCTTTCTTCAGGTCCTCAAGACCGTTTTTCTTCTGGAATCGCAATAGATACTTGATAGCATTTCCCCAGCACCATGCTGCCTTACCTGGCAGATTGCCAATGAAATTGTCAATTACTTCAATACCTTCAATGCCTTTTGATCCTTGGTAGTGACTTGGTTTGTTTATGTTATCAATTTTTTCTGGTTTCATTCTTTTACCTCCTCAATCTTAATCCCTTCACAATCGAACACCCAGCCGAAGCCATTCGAAACTACTTCCTTTTTCGTGAGTTTATAGCACTTTTCTGAAAAAAAGTACTTTTTGTAAAAAGGAGTACTACGGGAGAAAAATGTCCGTATTTATCTCCTAAATTTGCATTTTGATTGACAAGATATAAGTCCCCGTCGTTTCGGTTTAGAAGTTTAATTTCGTATTTTTTCTCTTTCTCGACCTCGTAGCCGAATTGGTGCATGTTGACGAGGGTTTGAAATGGTTTTGTGCCAGCGGTTATAAACCACCTTTCAAACTCATTAATTTTAGCGCTGTCAAAAACCGATGGAATGTTATAGGCACATCGATACAAATTCCCTTCAAAAACATCCTTATTCTCTTCATACCAATCCGCAACAAACTGCGGAACTTTGACTGGTTGCGGTTCGTCTAGTTGTTCTAAATCTTGTAAAAAGATTTGGCGCGCTAGCTCTGCTCCTTCAGCATCCCATACACCCTCAAGTTTTTTATACTTCTCAATTAATTGCTGTACTTTCATCTTCCTGCTCCTTTAACTTATCTTGTGACTTTCCAGTTCACCAAATTCGTGGCCGTGGCTTACGAAATACGAGCCAATCAGGATTGCATCTGCCTCGTCATCTTTGACGTTTAGGTTGAATTCATCGGACACTTTAGCAATAGCCTGCAGCTTCATTGACTTCTTGCTACGGTCTTTGTAGCTGAACTTCCAGTACTTGCGCCAGGTCGACACGTTCACGAAGTACACATTGTCAGCAATCAGTCGACCAAGGATGATACCTGTCACAATTCCGATGCTAATCATAGATTGCTGATTTGGCCCCATGACTGAGTTCTTCTCAACTACAATTGATTCAAAATGGCAGTCGTACTTCTGGAGCGCTCTCGATTGAATCGCTCGTAGTTCACTAGCCATGAAGCGTCCACGTTCAAAGAACGACTTGCTTTTATGTTTTAAGACACCACTCTGAACAAGGTCAGAGCCGTGAAATACGGCCCAACCTGTCGCAGTAGTTGAAATGTCTAACGATAATGTCAGAGATTTCATTGCAACTCTCCCTTGATACCACAAAGATCAAAGAGATTCCGCTTGTTGTTTTCGATGAACTCAAAGAACTTCTGAAGCTCGGCCAAGTGGCGTTTCTCCCTCTTGACTCCGAGGCTCGTATGATACTCTGTTGGCGTTTTCGGTGTTACCCTGATGTCTAGCCAATAGAGAGGCTCGAACACGTCGCCACTTGTATCAAGAGAAGCATCTGCGTCCGCATTTCTAAAATGCATCTGCATATCATATTCAATTTTGTTTGTAATCGTGATGGTCTTGTCCACGATTTCAAGTGTAATGGTTGTTCCTGGTATGTCGATTTTGTTTTGCATTTGTTTTTCTCCTTTATGCGTGTTTTGTATTTTTGTTGACTTCTAACAGCCATTCATCTGCAGCTTGCCGGATATTCTCCGGAGCCGATAAATTGTGCTTGCCTCTGATTTGGATAATCCGTCCTGATTGGTATTCCATAGTGAAAAACGGCTTGTCTGGTTCATCTTTTGACCTAACGAATATGATTGTTGTTTTGCCGTTTGCATGATCTTGAGTGTATCTAGCGCTGCCAACACAATGTGACAGTGCCTTCCCTTCCAAAATCAATTCTCCGGAATTATACGCCGGTTTAAAGAGATACTGGCCTACCACTTTCTCGTATTTGGCCAAAGACTTCTGGCGCTTCTCAAACTTGCGCTGTTCAATCTCACTCTTGTGCTGAATGAGCAACTTAACTGCATTGTCATGCGCTTTGACCAAATCTTTTGGCATGATGAGATTGTCGGTATCGATAGGAATATCAAGCTCGTTCAGCATGCTGATATAGTCTACATAGTAGTCAAAATTGACTTTATTTTTTAAGAACCAATTCTGGAATCTGTTCATTTTGGCTGCTTTTGGTATTTTGTTGATGTCTTGATAAGTCAAGACTTTTTCAATTCCAGGAACAAGCTTTCCGCCTCGTGATTTGATTCGACGTTCTAGCTCATAATCTCTGAAAGACCTATCTGTATTTTTGAAAAATCGCTTATTTTCATGAAGCCATTTTTTTGTGATAACTCGGCAGTCAACCGCTTTTCTTGCATGCCATCCGTCATAATCAATAACATCATAAGCAAGATCTGTGGCCATTCTCCAGGCATTTATTTTCTGCAAAAACTCGATTTCGGAGCGGTATTTATACATGTGTGACAAATGGTAATAGCGCATCCCTGAAGGGAATTCTAAATACTTCAATTCAGAAATATCTCGAATCTTATTCTCCCAATTATTCTCAAAAAATATTGTTCCTGAATATGCCCCTTGACCTGAAAAATTGGGAGTCAGACCAGGAGCGTAGACTCCACATCTTTTAGTTAATTGTATAACCTGGTTTTCGCTCATCTGTTCAAAGTTTTTCAGTTGCATCCTGATAGATTGCTTGCCGTTTATATATTGTGACCAGAAGCCGTAAGATTGAATTTCAATCCGTTTGCTAGTCACGAGAACAATTGCAAAACTGTGGAATTTATCATAAAAATCCAATCTGCTCGACTTTGTCAGCCGTTTTTCGATGACTCTGCAGCCTGTCCGGTCGCTCTGAATTGTTTGAGATTTGTTAGACCATTTGATGGTCGGAATCTGCGAATAGCACCAGTCAAAGAACTTTTGGGGCGGTTTCAAACGCCCATCAATTATTTTTTGATTTTTTGTCATGCTAATTCTCCGAATAAATCGAGCTGGCCGTCAATAACATTTTTCTGTTTTTTGACTTTTTTAGATTTTGGTTTTTCAGGTTGTTGGCCGACTACTACAGTCGCATGGATAGCCTCGACCTTTTTAGTTTTGCCAGTAAAATACTTATAGACCCAGCCAAATACAGTAGAGTCGTCTACCATCGCACAAGATCCCGACTTATAACTTTTAGCTTGATTTGCACAATATTTCAAAGCTTCTTTGATGGATTTCTTGTCGGCCAAAACCCCTTCAAAGAGTTTCTCGTCTTCTTGATCACAAATCCAATTGTGGATAGCGTCCTCAGCTGGTCCATGGTCCTTCTTCATTTCCTCTAGCAACTTGGCCAGAGCTTTTTCTTTGATTTCATTCATTTCATTTCAAAAAATGCGACTGCCTTTGTGATAATTGGCTAAATACGGGCAGTCGCTCGTCCAAGGTCACATGACCGTTTTTGACGCTTTCTAGTTCGCAGTTTTACAAGAATACACGGCTTGTTGGTTTTTGATTATTTTTCCCTTCTTAAAAGGGCAACAATTGAATGACAATAAAATCTTCCGATGTTTTTTCAACATCACAAACATAGGCATTAAGTAAGCTTTCCTCTGTTTTGTATGTTGTTTGGTTTTCAACACTTTCATTCCAACGAATAAAACGAGGTTTGAGACCAGGCCAACCAGATCTGCCAAATAATGCAATACATTCTTCTTTATTTTGATGTATAGCAAATGTAATGCCATGTGGACAACCTGTGTCATGAGTCGCTAGTATGTCTTTTACTTGTCTGCTCATCAAATCACCTCCACACGCTGGCTCAAAGCTTTTGTTTTGCAGTATTCGCAATGGCCACACGGTTTCGCCTTCTCTTCGCCTCGCTTGACCTTATCAAGTCGCTTAATCAGCATAGACAGCTCAGTCAGCTCATAGCCAAGCTTTTCTTGAGTTTGAAAAACGATGGCTCTTGTGTCGGGAGTTGGCTCTTTTGTCACTGCGTAGATAACAGGGGTGAACTCTTTGCCGTACTGATCTTCCAGCATTTTCTTATACGCTGCCATCTGCAAGACATACCCCCAAGCCTCGAACCAGCGAACCTGAATATTTCGGCCGCTTGCTTCGTCCTGAACCCATACCATGCTGTCGATGTCTGATTTTGTAGTCTTGATGTCTACGAAATATCCCTTTTCGACATTGAGACAGTCAATCTTGCCCTTGAATTCAACGCCTTCGATTTTGCCTGTGACTGCAACTTCTTTCTGTCCAACATAGTAGTCCATAAATTGCTTGTCGGCCTCCAGTCGCTCAATCATGCGCTGGCCGACCAAGAAGTCAGATTTTAACTGACCCTTGGTCTTTCCGGCTTTTGAAATCATGGCATCTGCGTTTTCATCCATAAATTTCTTATGTACTTCTGGACTTTCAAAATAGCTGTGGACCATGTTCCCGACCAAGAGAGCCGTGTTGTCTCTCTGGTCTTCCCATTCTCCTTCCAGCTCTGCTAGCGCTCGCGCTTCACACTCTCTAAATCGCTTATATTGCGAGATAGACCAGTAGCGACGTGCAGAAGCTGTTGAATAGTAATCTTTGCCAAGTAAATCTTGTGTCATTCCATTTCCACCTTCACTGATTTTGACTTCGGTTCAAAACGAACGCCGTGAGAATTAAGCCATTCTTTGAACTGTTCTTTAATTTCCTTTGCGTTCTCTGCTGGAAAAATTAAATCTACAGTAAATTTGTAACCATATTTTTTAACGCCATCCTCAGAAGCCATATTTTGCGATTTTCGGCCTGTTTCTTGCTCTAGGGTATGATTGCCCCCTGAACTGGTTTCAGACTCAAATTCAGGCTGATTTTGGGCGCAGAATCGACTCTGAACTTCTTGTTCTGCTTCTGCTTTAGTCCGTCTAAGCTCATCTGCGTCTGCATGTAGGATATCGATAGTATCCAAAGCAGAGCGCCCCTCTCTTAGCAAATCAACGTACTTTTCAGGGTTCAAACCTTTAGCTACCGCGATAGCAGTCATTTCCTCGATACGCTTTTTAAGCTCGGCTTCTGCTTTAGTTCTTTCAGCTAATGCCTTATCATCAAGAATTGCTTGTAAAACATCAGCAAGTTTCGCTCCCTCGTCATATCTGCGAATGTAGACAGTAGGTCCGAAACCAGCTTTGGCTGCCGCTTCTGTAATCTGGATAAGTCCAGCTTCACGTTGTTGTTTCTTTTCTGCTTCTTCTGCGACCAAATCAGCGATCATCTTAGAGGTCGCTTGATTGATCCGCACATTGTCAGCCATGAAACACTTTTTCTTGCTAAAATCGTCAAAGTAAATAGCAAACAGCTTGA